CTTATTGATTTCTGAACAGCACTTCTTAGCGGTAAATTTATATGTATCATTAGGATTTTGCATTTGTTTTACGATTTTTATTTCTTTATCTGCACTATTATCAATCCTAACAACCGCAGAGGCTTCGTCTTTCTTCTTTGTTATGTAATAATGATGATTTACTCTTATAGCAAAATGACTGTTATTTTCGTCAATAATAGGTGTTAATTCCTCATTTGTACCTATTAGTCTTTCTGCAATTTCAGGAGGATATTTTGCCCTTATTTCGTCATTGTCTATGGTATTGTAGCTTACAGTAAGTGTGAGGAAATTTTGTGGAATAATTTCAGTCATATCAATATTATGAAAAGCCTGCATTTTTTCAATAAAATTAAAAACCGTTGCCTGAAAAAGAGGAATGTATACCATTTCATATTCTTCGGTTATGAAATGAGTACTCATATTTCTCAATTCAATAATTTTCTCAAGATTTCTTCTTAATGGGTCTTTATCATTGGTAAATATTTTCTTTACGCAAAGTTCCAAAGTAATAGTTCGGTTTGGGTTATCTTTGTAGTATACGCTCTCATTTCCGAACGTATTAATCATATGAGCTTTTAACATAAGTTCCCAGGCATTGCATATAAAAAAGCTAAATCCTTCTACTCTATATTTAATTGAAGGTTTATTATATACTTCTATTGCCATAATAAAGGCTTCTTTTGACTTATCAGTTAATTTATCTACTAAAATATTCAAATGAACACTTCCTTTTTCCCTGTCAGTATTTACAATACTAGCAGGGGATTTTATTTTAACACTCTGCCCTGAGCGTCAGTGAAATTTCCCTGAAACAAATTTATCATATCAACTATTGCTCCAATAAAGAAACCTCCGAAAGTAAAGAAGTACAGCAAACCTGTGCCAGCTTTGCCTACATAAAATCTGTTCAAACCGCCCAAGCCTAAAAAGGTCAGCAGGCAAAGTATTTCAGCTGTGCTTTTACTCTTAGGGCTTACCTGCTCAACAGGAGCTTGCGGTGCGACCTGCTGGACGTTTGTAACGTATGTGATGTGCTGAACGATATTGCTGTTATGCTCAACGTGGTTATCAATTTTCTGTGGCTGCGGTAGTTCGTGACCGCAATATTCACATACTGCTACGCCTGGTGCGTTTTCGCCTTTACAATTTGGACAAGTCATATTTTTTCCTCCCTATAAATCGACATTTGTAAACAATTTATGAAATCATTTACATTGTCTTAAATTGGTGATATAATGTATTTGTAATCATGCGGGAGAAAATTCTGTGTGCTATCCCTGTCAGTATTTGCGGTGCTGGCGGGGATTTTTTTATTATAAGGATTTTATAACTGTTTTTACAATGCCGAGTATTCTTATGCGGTCTCTTTCTGCACCGACAAACTCTCTTGGCTGATACTCGGGGTTGAATGATACAAGGGTTATCTTGTCATCAGAATACTTGATTTTCTTCACAACGCCGTTTTCACCATCGATAAGGGCAACAACTACCTGTCCGTCCTCAGCCCAATCCTGCCTTAGCACTTGTATCTTGTCGCCGTTCTCTATCTTCGGGTACATACTGTCCCCCGAAACGACAATGCACATAGTATTCTTAGCCTCTTCCTCGTTGACGATATAGAGCGGCATATAGCCTACAACATAATCGTCAGCATAAGCACCAAACCCAGCCGACACGCTCTCATATATAGGTATTATATGTACGTTGTCTTGCGGGAGTATGGTTGCGTTAGAGTCTATAATATGAGAAGAATGTCTAGGGCTAGGATCATCAGTTTTTAATGCAAGATATTCAGGATTAACATTCAACTCAATAGCGATTGATTCAAGAACAGGCAATTTTATTCTGAGAATTTTTCCTGCCTCATATCTTTGGATAGTTGATTTGTTCAATCCAAGACGGATACCAAGTTCTTCTTGTGTAAGTCCTTTTTCTTCTCTTGCAGCTTTTATTCTATTTCCAATTTCTATGGTATTCAAATCTTGCTCACCTGCTTTCGTTATAATGATTATATCACATTAAATTGCATAATGCAATAGCTTTTTTGAAAAAAATAAAAAAATGTTGCAAAATGCTATTGACAAGTGAAAAGTTATGTGCTATTATGATAATGCAGTAAGTTGCGTAATGCAACAAGAAAGGAGGCTGGCATATGGTAAACACGAACAAGATCAAGGGTAGAATGAAGGAGCTTGAACTGACCCAAGCTGACGTTGCACATTGTTTAAACATAGCTCAACCTACAGCTAATCAGAAAATAAACAATGTACGTCCGTTTGACTTGGACGAGGCTGAGAAGCTGTCACACTTGCTCCACATTGACGCTGGAGAGTTCGGCAAATATTTTTTTACCCAGTGAGTTGCATAATGCAACAGGCGATTAAAGAGGGGGTGAGGGTAAGTGGACAAACCATACGCACGTTTGCTTGAAGAAATAAGCAAACGTGAAATAAAGCATAAAGCTATCCGAAAAGAGCTTGGCATAACTAAGTGTACGCTGTCGGTCAAACTTCACGGCAGGAGAAACGCAAGCTTTTCACTGGAGCAGGCAATAGCTATACAGCAAAAGTTTTTTCCAGATGTTCCAATAGAGGAACTGTTTAAAAGATAAAGGGTGAAACATCTGCGAAATGTTCCACCCTCTCCAAAATTTTTAGACAGGCTTATCTACCTTTCTTGCCTGTCTTTGTCTGAGTAAGAGCACTGGCTGCAACACTTTTCTGAGTCTTTGTTGATTTTGGATTAGAAAGTATTTTGGAAGCCTTGCTTGCAACAGACTTGCTCGTCTGACGAGTATTCATTACATACCACCTCATTTCATAGTGGTATGCTTGTATTGTACCATATGTAGTGTTAAAAGTCAATATGTAAGTACTAAAGATAGTTATCTTACTAAAACGGACAGAAAGGGGTGACAAATTATGTTTGATGATTTTAAGCAAAAGTCAAAATGATTGCGAAATCAAAGTGCTTAACGTATGCTCAAATAGCTGAGAAATCAGGTGTAAAGGAAAGTACAATAAAAGCATTTATGTGCGGCACAACTGATAGCAGGCGTGTTGCTGAAAACATTGCAGATGTACTCGGTGTAGAGATCGTGTACAGCAACGGTAAGTACAAAATCAACAGTAATAAGACAGAAAAAGAAGGTGAACCAATGACAAACAACATTGAATTGAGGGGCTGCGACAGTGCAATGACAAGACAGGTCATTGTCACAAAAGCACTTAAAGGCTCAGGAAAAGAAAATGACCCATATCGAGAGGTCACGCAGTATTGGTCTTTGACAGGCAAGCTGCTTTTTGAGCTGACAGACGATGACGGACAATAATACTACCCAACAGCAACAAAATATAAAACGAGGAGGAATAAAAATGAGGTCACCTGACATTGAAATGGCAGTGCGGCTGTACTATGAAAAACCCGAAATAACCAATGCGGATATCAAGGAGCTGTTCGGCACAGGTGAAACGCAGACTATCAAGATCAAGAAAGCTGTTAAGGAAGAAATGGCAAAGCGTGGCGTGACGTCATGGCTGCCGCACTCGGTCAATACCGAGATAGCCTACGAGGTGTGGGGCATTGATATCGACAACTTCGAGAAAAGGCTTAAAAAACTCCGCACGCTTTACGGAAAGGACGTGAGAAAATGATAGCCGTACTAGAGATAATCAGATGTGCCGCAGCGGTAGCGCTCTTGGTGGTGCTTGCAATGTATGTTGCGTACAGGTGGTATGTAAGCGTAAAAGAAACTGCCTACGAGGAAGCAGAGAAGAGCATAAAGCGTGCGGTGAGAGAAGCAGGCAGACCCGTGGTCAAGGTCGAAGTTGAAATGAAAGGAAAGTGGTAATGAACATTGTAGGAATACTGCTAATAACAGTAGCTGTGCTTGCAGGGATAGATGTAGTGATGTATCTTGTGCTGAGCGTGGTGGATAGGCACTGGGAGAAACGTTTTGAGAAAGAGGAGGATACCGATGATAACGAAAGAGGAGTTTGAAAAGGCGGTAAACTACTGTACAGAATTTACTGTTAGTTGCAAAGGTTGTCCGCTTAATGGAAAAGATTTGGTGTGTGGTGCATATTTTACAGAGTACATAAGAAACGAGCCTGCACCTGCGGCAACAGGTACAAGCTCAACGAAAAAAGAAAACACTCTTCAAATTGATGATAGCACAAAATCGGATATATGTCAAGTGCTCGCAAGTGCTATGTCAACCCTTTTGGCACTGCGTCAGGAAATGGAGCCACATGAGAAGAAGGCTTTTGACCTTGGTGAGACATACAAGGGCATCTGCTGTGCCAGTGCGTGGATGAGTAGTGTGCGAAAAGGCGGTGACGGCAATGAACATTAACGCCAAGAAAGCTCAGGACAAGCTGTCGCAGGAGCTTTCTGCCGCTAAGCTTGGCAAGTATGCGCAGGCGGTTGCAAAACCTACTCTTGAGGCTCTCAAAACTTTCTGTGAGCAGAACGAGGAGTTCGCTCAGGCGGTCCTGCAGACGGACAGGACTTTCGCTGAGTGTGCGGAAAACGCTGTTAAGGGTGTAAGGGAAAGTATTTCGGATATCGAGGTCTACCGCAGAGCTGTAAGCTTTTACTTCAAAGGTGCGGACGTTCATTTCAATATGACTATCGACCTGGGCGACGGCTCGGACAGCGAAGAAACAGCAAAACCGCCTGTCAGCCTATCCCTTGACGGCTTGCTTGACTTCTGAGGTAGCAGTATGAAAAAGACAAGAAAAGAGGCTCTTATCTACTGCTTTCCTGCGGTGGATAAAGAGCTTATGGATAAGATGAAAGGCAGAGGTGCTAAGAATTATGTGGTGTTCCTCACAAGGGGTGCTGAACTTTTCGCACGTTGCTTTCACCGATACTCAACGGGTGATCTTGTGGAAAGACAGCGGTATGTGTTCGCCCGTGACGGATCTGTGAGATACGGCAGTGATAACGGCATTAACTGGGCTGTGCGTAATGACTTCCGTGAGCCTGTCTTTTGCAAGTGCTGTATGGGATACAACTATGATAATTCCTATTCGGTACTGAACATCAAAGCCATAGACAAATCGGATATGCGGTACAGTCAGTATCAGCATTATCACGGTAATATGCTGATGAGCTATCTTCACGCATATTGCAAGCACCCTAATCTTGAGTATCTTATGAAGCAAGACTATGACGTAACAAGCGTGAGATACACAGGTTGGTGGGGATATCAGGAAAAGTTCCTGCTCTCTCAGCGTGTGAACTGGAAAAGTAATGACCTGCTGAAAATGCTCGGACTGAACAAGACGGAGTTCAAGACACTCAAAGGCAGCGAACAGCTGTGGGAGCAGTATCTTGACTATCGTGAGGAATATCCAAAACTCAGACCAGAAGATTTACTGAATATAGCAAAGGTCTTTAAGAACGAACACGGCACTCTTGAACGTCTTGTGAGGATAACAGGTCTTACACCGCAAAGGGTGGCACGATACATACACGAGCAGAAAATGACACCTCTTGATTACAGCGACTATCTGGAGCAGTGCGAAACACTGGAGTATAACATTCACGATACAATGATAGCATTGCCACACGATTTCTGGACAATGCACAACAGGCTCACTCAGATCATCAACTATGAGCATGACGAGCTTGTTTTGCAGAACTTCACAAAAAGGCTTGCAGAGCGTGTCTGCCTTGAATTTTCGGCAGACGGCTTACTTGTCAGACAGCCACACAGTTTGAAAGAGATAGAGGACGAGGGCAGGATACTTTCCCATTGTGTGGGCGGATATGCAGAACGCCATGCTATGGGAAAACTCAGCATAATGTTTCTGCGGAAAGCCACTGAGCCTGACAAGCCTTACTATACTGTGGAAGTTAGCCAATACGGTGGTATCGTGCAGTGCAGAGGATATAGGAACAACGCGGTACGAAACGGCGGTGAGGCAAAGCCGCCGGAGATAAAGAGCTTTGAAAAGAAATATCAGCAGTATCTTGACAGGGTGTTCGCTGAGAAACGAAAGGAGCGTAAAACAGCATGAACGAACTATCGGCAGAATATATCAAGGCAGCTGAGCTTGACCGCAGGATAAAGACCTCAGCTCAGCTTGCACAGCAGAGCCTTTACGATATGTGTATGGGCTTTAAGGAAATGAGGGACAGCAGACTTTACAAGGAACTTGGATATTCGGAATTTAATGATTACTGTAAATCTGAAACAGGCTTTTCGGATAGACAAGTATATAACTACATTTCGATTGTTGAGAAGTTGCCAAAAGAATTAGTGAACTCGAGTTCACTAATTGGAGTAAAGAAACTAACACTTCTCACCAAGCTTTCTGAGGACGAACGTTCTGAGCTTGCCGAAAATATCGACCTTGAAAGCACTACTGTCAAGGAGCTCAAAGCAAAAATAGATATTTTGCAGAACGAGCGTGACAGAGCCGTGGAGTCAAATGCAGAGGCAAGCCATCAGGTCTTTATGGCGGATAGAAAGGTGCTTGAAATGAAAAACAAGGTAACACAGCTTGAAAACGAGATAAAGGAGCTTGAGAGCCGTCCTATCGAGGTAGCTGTGGAAACGGACAGCAAAGAGGTGGCAAACCTTAAAGACGCTATGCGACGTGTTGATCTTGACTGGTCGGAGAAGTATTCAAAGCTTGAAGAAGACAGCCTGAAAGACCACAGAGAGCTTTTGCAGAAAGCTGAGCAGGCTGAAAAGGATAAGCAGGACAAGCTTTCACAGCTTCGTGAGGAGCTTGACAGAACTAAGGCGGAGTATGAGAAAAAGCTTACGGAGAAGGCGGATACCGCCCCCGTGCAGGACGATAAAGCCATATTCAAGGCTTATCTTTCAACCGCTGTTGACAGCGTAACAAGGCTTGTGGACTTTGTGAACGAGCATAATGACAGCGACAATTACGGACTTTTCACACAAAAAGCAAGACAGCTTGCGGATATAATCAATTCAAAACTGGAGGTATAAAAATGAAACTTTATGAGCTTACAAACGATTTTCAGAGGCTTTTTGACAGCCTTGAGGATATGACGGAAAATGCCGAGCTTACGGCAGAGGAAAAGGCTGAGGCTGAAAAGGTGTGGTTCGATACACTTGAATGCGTCGAGGCTGAGTTTACGGACAAGGCGGAGAACGTTGCGGCTTATGTCAAGGTGCTGGGCAGCGAGGCGAAAATGCTTGAAGCAGAGGAGAAAGCCCTCAAAGCAAGACGTGAGCAGAAAATCAAGCAGGCAGAGAGCCTTAAAGCTTATCTTATGAACAGTATGCAGAGGGTCAGCCTTAACAAAATAGAGGGCGTTATGGCTAAGATAAGCATTACAAAGGGCAGGGAAAGCACTGAGATAACAGACCCGAAAGCCTTTGTGGAGTGGGCAAAGGTCAATGATGACAGCCTGCTGAAATACAAAGATCCTGACATAAGCAAGACGGCTGTCAAGGCGGCTATCGAGGCAGGCAGGAAGATACCATATGCGGCTGTTGTCCGCAGACCGGGACTGACCATAAGATAAGGAGGGAAAGAGAATGGGACTTGCGATACTTGTATTAGGCTTTTCGGGAAGCGGCAAATCTGCTTCCCTGAGAAATTTCAAAGAGGACGAGCTTGCACTTGTGAATGTGAACGGAAAACAGCTTCCGTTCCGCACACAGTTTAAGTCAACGATACATACCGACAATTACGGTGAGATAGAACGCTTTATGAAAGCTCAGACGGCAAAGTCCATAGCCGTTGACGATAGTCAGTATCTTATGGTGAACGAGTTTATGCGCCGTGCAAAGGAAACGGGCTATCAGAAGTTCACCGACATTGCAAAGAATTTCTGGGAGCTTGTGAGAAGCGTTGAAATGCTTCCCGAAGACGTTATCGTGTATTTTCTCAATCACCTTGATACAGGCGAGGACGGCAGGCAGAAAGCTAAAACTATCGGCAAGCTGCTTGATGAGAAGATAACTGTCGAGGGTATGTTCACAACTGTGCTTAAAACTGTTGTGGTTGACGGCAAGTATCTTTTCGCAACTCAGACGGACGGCACTGACACCTGCAAAAGTCCTATCGGGCTGTTCGACAGTATGTACATAAGCAACGATCTGAAACTTGTTGATGAAGCACTGAGGACATACTATCACCTTGCGGACGAACATATCTGCTCAGAGTGCGGAAAGACGATAATGTCAGACGGCAAGCGTACTGTTCAGCAGATAATAGACGGCTCGATGAAGAATTACGGCAAACAGCTTTGCATGAAATGCGTTCTGAAAAGGGTAAAGGCGGCGAAGTCCAATGAAGCTGAGAGCGTATCAGAATGAGCTGGTGGAGCAGGTAAGGCAGGCTTGGCGTGCAGGGTATAAAGCACCCTGCATAGTCCTGCCCTGCGGTGGAGGAAAGTCATGCATTGTGGCTGAAATGGCTAGGAGAACTACCTTTAACGGCAAGAGAGTGCTTTTTCTCGTCCACAGACGTGAGCTTGTGGAGCAGATAAAAAAGACGTTTATTCGCTGGGGCGTTGATATGAAACTCTGCGAGGTGGGTATGGTGCAGACTATTACAAGACGGCTTAAAAAGCTTGCCAGACCTGCACTTATCATAACTGACGAAAATCATCACAGCCTTGCTCAATCCTACAAACGCATATACGAATACTTTTCAGACGTGCCGAGAGTGGGCGTTACAGCGACCCCTGTTCGCCTTAATGGTGACGGGCTTGGTGACGTGAACGACAAGCTTATCATTGGCGTATCCGCAAAATGGCTTATTGATAACAACTGTCTTGCACCTTATGACTACTATGCTCCTGACGTTGCCGACCTTACAGGGCTTCACGTTTCTCACGGAGAATATATGGCGGCGGAGATAGAGAAAGCTATGGTGAAAAACACTGTTTTCGGCGATGTCATAAAGTATTACAAACAGTTAGCAAATGGCAAAAAAGCGGTCTGCTACTGTGCTTCCGTCAGACATTCTCAGCGAACGGCAGAGGTATTTAACGGCAACGGCATAAAGGCGGCTCATATCGACGGCTCGACCCCAAAGGCAGAACGTGACAGCATTATCTCAGCTTTCCGCAGGGGAGATATAACTGTGTTGTGCAACGTTGACCTTATCTCAGAGGGCTTTGACGTTCCTGACTGCGAGTGTGCCATACTCCTGCGACCCACCAAGAGCCTTACTCTTTACATTCAGCAGGCTATGAGATGTATGCGTTATCGTCCAAACAAAAGAGCCGTCATAATCGACCACGTTGGCAACTATGCAAGGTTTGGTATGCCTGACGACGACAGGGAGTGGAGCTTGGAGAAAAAGCCGAAAGCTCAGCATAAAAAGCAGGAGCAGAGCGACAAGGTGAAACAATGCCCCGAATGTTTCTATACTTTTGCTTCACCGCCCACAGGTCAAAAGGTGAGCTGTCCTCATTGCGGATATGTATTCCCCGGGGCAGAGAGAAAGCTTGAAACTGACAGCAGCGTGGGACTTGTAAAGGTGGAGGGATTTAAGCTTGACTTTTCAAGTCCTGCCGATTGTCATACCTATCCCGAACTTTTGCAGTATGCAAAAAGTCACGGCTACAAATCAGGCTGGGCATATTATCAGGCAAGGCAAAGGGGGCTTATGGGTTGACGGAAGAACACAGGATACAAAACGAGATACGCTGTGCGGTATCGCCCTACTGCACTGTCTTTCGTGTGAACGTAGGCGAGGGCAGAACAGTTGACGGCAGATATTTCACTACAGGTGTGCCGAAAGGTTTTTCAGACCTGTTCGGCGTAAGGCATAAGGACGGCAGAGCTGTCTTTATCGAAGTCAAAACAAAGTCGGGACGAGTTCGTCCCGAGCAGAAGAAGTTCATAACAAAAATGCGTGAGTGCGGAGCATTGGCAGGCATATGCCGCTCAGCAGAGGACGCAGTAAATTTATTAACGGAGGAATAAAAAATGGGATTTAAGTCAAATCAATCAGAGGCATTTCAGAACGGATTAAAGCCTGAGGGCGATTACGAGTGCATCATAACCGCTATCGAGGAACGCACAACAAAGAAAGGCTCTGTGGGTCTTAACTTCACGCTAGTCATCAGAAATGACGTACAGGGGCAGAAATACGGCAACTCCTGCCTGTTTCACACCATATGGAAAAAGCACGAGCCTAACGAGAACGATATGCAGGTGGAGGGCTACAACTTTGCTCAGCTTATGGCAATGGGCAAGGCGGCTAAGCTCCCTGACGGCAAGGAGTATGACAGCCTTAAAGCATACTGCACTGACCTGCTGAACAAGTGCATAAGGGTAGATCTCACGCATAAGGAATGGAACGGCAAGGAGCGGGAATGCATTGATTTTGTCAACCCTACAAAGTATCCTGAGTGCAAGCATAAGTTCAAATCCTCTGCATCGAAGGCGGACAGCTTTGCGGCTAAGCAGACGGGCTTTGCAACGCCTAAGACAAATACGCAGGCTGACAGCGCCATAGGCTCGCTTGAAGATTTTGAGGACGTGCTTACAGATGACGGCGTGCCGTTCTGA